ACTCAACACGATTTGAAGGTGTAAGTAACAGAACAATGGCATTTATGGCCAAACCTGGTCATACAAGAAACTCTGGTGATTATTACAGAGCAAGACCTCGACAAACAGGTGATACCAACTATTGGACAGGTGCCATGGGTTGGGGTCGTCAAGATATGAACGTCGTTTCAACTTGGGGTTCAGGTGCAATTGATTCTTGGAGTAATCCAGCTAATCAGCCTTCAGGTACATCTCACTGGGTTGGAATGCAGGCATACCACTATCGTAACTCTAATACTTCTGGTTACGGTTGGCAGATGGTTGGTGGACCAATTGAGAACTTAAGATTCCGTTCTTCTTGGCCTTCTTGGAGATCTTGGCGTACTATTCCAATGTTGGATGTTAATAGTACAAACGGCGGTTCAATGTATGCAGGCCGTTATTACGATTCTAATAACACCGGTTATTACAGTGACCAAGCAAGTACATCAAACTATAACACAATCCAAATTAATGGTACTGTAAGGTTCATGAATTATGGATTGGGTGTTACAGGTACTTATGCATCTACAAGATTACAATCAGTCTTTAATATGGATGATCAGTATTCGATTAATGGTGCAGGTACCTCAACGCAGAATTGTTATGGTTTATATTGGTCGCATCCAAATGCAGGCGGTCTTGGTGGTGCAAATAATCTAAACGATCATGGTTTATTGATTATTAACAACGGATCATTTAGAGCTGCTTTATCAAGTAGAGCGGTATTCTCAAGTGATGTTCGTGGTACATTATTCTACGATTACAATAACACAGGATATTATTTGGACCCAACATCAGGCGGAAACTCAGCAAGACTTGCCGGTGATGTTCTTATTGATGGTAACTACGGAAAAGGTGTGGTTGGTGTATATGCATCAACTCGTTATCAGCATGTTTGGTCAATGGGTGCTGCCTATAGAACAAATGCTTCTGGTACATCTGCAGGTAATATATACGGTTTAACGTGGACACATACCAACGTAGGTACAGGATCTAACCAATCAATCAGTGGGTTGTCGCATCAGTTACAACACAGAATGAACGGTACTTTGTATGCCGCAATCGGTAATGGTATATGGTCTCGCGGTAACATTATTGCATATTCTGATATTGCTGTTAAGAGAAATCTTGAAGTTATACCGAACGCATTAGAAAAACTATGTTCTCTTAATGGTTATACATATGAGAGAACCGATTACGAAAAAGATGTTGAAGATGCAAATGCTCCAGATATTCTTAGACAGGCAGGTGTTGTTGCTCAAGAAGTTGAGAAGGTATTACCTGAGGTTGTTTCTGGAGAAGAAGGTAACAAGGCAGTGGCTTACGGTAATATGGTTGCATTAACAATTGAAGCAATCAAAGAACAGCAAACCATTATAAATAAACAGCAACAAGAAATTGATGACTTAAAAGACATGGTTTCAAAATTGTTGAACAAACCATCATAAACTATTGACATATGCTCGAGTTTGTGATATAATATATTATAAATAGAACTATAACTTAAGGTTATTAAATAACGGAGAAAATAAAAATGGCACTTAGTACAGATTATACATGGGTTTGGGAAGTAACTTCTTTAAAGAAGAAAGACCAAGTAAACTCAGAAGGTGTAACTCTATCCGGAGCTGTAATCCAAACATTTTGGAAACTTACAGGTACTGATTCAAACGGTGAAACTGGCGAGTTTTCAGGAGCTACTCCTTTTACTGCAGTCAACGTACCAGCTGGATCATTTGCGGCATTTGAAACATTAACTGAGGCAACTGTCTTAGGTTGGATTCAAGATGTTGTAAACGGCGATCAAGGATATGCGGATCATATCTCTGAAAGAGTTGGCGCACAAATCGATGAAGCAACTGAAGAAGAAGCTGCAATGCCTTGGGGCGACGGTAGTGATGTAACACCACCAGTTCCTGGCGATGCACCAGTTGAAGAAGATGATTCGGAAGATTCAGAAGCCGCACCTGAATAAGTTTGGAGAATAACCAATGACTTATTCTTGGCAAATACTTAAGCTTGATACTCGAGCTCAGACCAACGCTGATGGTGTTGCGTTGGCTGATGCCGTAATAGTAATACAATGGTTAAGGATTGGAGTTGACGAAGACGGTAATTCAGCAAGGATAGTTGGATATACAAAACTATCTGCTGAAAATACGACCGAAGGCGACTTCACTGCTTTTGCTGATTTAACAGAAGAACAAGTTGTAGGATGGCTGAATACAATAAATTCAGCGGAACAAATTGCATCCTACGACGAAAAGATTGCGGAGAAGCGACATCGTGGTATTACCACGGCACGAGATATTCCTTGGTCTTAGTTGAATAAATAAAATTTTGATATACATTATGGAGTCAACATGCATGATTTACGTCATCACGGATTGGTGCAGTATGCATTAAAACGTGGCGGAAGCATCCACCCAATTACACTACCCAAAGAGTTAACTGGCGAAACCGGGATTATGAATCCTTCTATCTTTCAACATGATGGAAGGATTCTATTGAACGTTCGCCACGTCAACTACACTCTTTATCATTCAGAAGGTAAAAAGTTCCCACATACTTGGGGTCCCCTACAATACCTACATCCTGAAAACGATATTAGTTTAACGACTTACAATATTATGACCGAGTTAAATGCTGACTTGGAAGTTATCCATGCAGGTCGAATTAATACATCTGAACTTGATACACCACCAACATGGAACTTTATTGGTCTTGAGGACGGTCGTTTATTTAGTTGGGACAATCGTTTATTCCTTTGTGGAGTAAGACGAGATTGTTACGACGATAAAGGTAGAGGCCGTATGGAAATGCAAGAGATAGAATATATCGACGACGAATGGAAAGAAGTTGCTCGTTTTCCTATCCCTGCTCCTGGAGACGATGGTACCTATTGTGAAAAGAATTGGATGCCTATTGTTGATATGCCATGGTGTTTTGTTAAATGGTGTAACCCAGTAGAAGTTTGTAAGTTCGATCCTGAAGAAGGAACAACGACTACAATTGTTCTTGACGAAGAAAAACAAATGTCTATGCCACGTGATCTCCGTGGAGGTACTCAAGTATATCCAATCGGCGATGGTAATCGTATGACAATTACTCATGAGGTTGATTTAAACAGAGATGTGTTTGGTCGTAAAGATGGTCACTATAACCATCGAGTTATTATGTGGGATGAAGATTGGAATTTATTACATCGCACCAGAGACTTTCATTTCTTAGGTACTCAAATAGATCCTACGACAGGATTGGAATATAACATTGAGTTTGCTACAGGAATGACATTCCTTAATGGAAATATTATTATTGCGTTTGGATATCAGGACAACGGTACATTCTTATTGAAAATGCCTGAACCTGTATTCTTTGATTTTGTTGCGAGGAGTGGAGCATGATACTACAAACTGTATTAGAAAAACATATTATGGATCCAAAGAATCCTGAACTGTGTTATGATTTGGCAAAAGAATACGATAAATTAGAAAATGGCGCAATGGCTGTTTCGTTATATCTAAAGGCAGCTGATTTAAGTGAAGATAACGAACTACAATATAAATGTATGATCGGCATTGGACGTGCTTACGATAGACAAAGAGATAGAGGATTTACAGTACAAGGTGCATTCCAAGACGCAGTTGCGTTATGCCCAAGCCGACCTGAAGCGCACTATCTATTATGTAAGCATTATGAAGATGTTTCAAAATGGAAAGATTGTTTAATGCATGCAAATCTTGCTCTATCAATGGATCCATTTACTGAAGAGAATTGCGAATTAGGATACCCAGGACCAGTATACTTACAATATTATCAAGCTCTTGCATCGTGGTATATCGCAGGACAACAAAATGGTAAAGAACTACTATTTGATTTAAAGTATAAAGAAACACTGCCACGCAAATTAAAAGAAAAAGTTTCTAAGATGTTAGATAATATTTTCTATCCTGATATTATTCCTTATGTATCTTCTGATCTTAACAGATATAAATTTCCTTTTGAAGGTATTGATGGAATAGGTAAAAATCATTCTAAACATTTCCAAGACATGTTTGTTCTATCGGTAAACAAAGGTAAAAGAAATGGTAGTTATTTAGAGATTGGTTCTGGCGATCCTTATGTTCATAATAACACAGCATTACTTGAAGAGAAATATGGATGGAAAGGTATTTCTATTGACAACTCAGAAGCTTTATGTTATAAATTTAAAGAGAACCGTTCAGGTACTGTTATATGCGCTGATGCGACTAAAATTGATTACGAACAATTATTTAAAATGCATTCTGTTGATAATAAAATAGATTACTTACAAATTGACTGTGATGATTTTTCAATTGCGGTACTAGAGCAAATACCTTTTGACAGATATAAGTTTGGTGTCGTTACATTTGAACACGATTCATATCGTTTAGGTACTGATAAAAAGTTTCATGCAAAAAGAATATTAGAAAAGGCAGGATACGTTTGCGCTGTACCAAACGTTTGTTTTAATCATGGATATCCTTACGAAGATTGGTACTACCATCCTGATGTAGTAGATATGCCACAAGAAATGAAATCAAAGAAAGAAGTTAATTTTATTTGGGATTACTTTATGAGACCAATAGAGGAAGAATAAATGATTACAGTAGTTGCCACGGGTGGCTTTGATCCAATACATTCTGGACATATAGAATATTTAAAAGATGCATCTTTATCCGGAACTCAATTAGTAGTTGGTGTAAATTCAGATGAATGGCTCATAAGAAAGAAAGGTAGAAACTTTATGCCGTTCGAAGAAAGAGCAGCTATTGTTTCAGAACTTGCTTGTGTAGATAAAGTAATTTCATTTGATGACTCTGATGGAAGCGCGATAGATTGCTTAGAACAGGTTAAACTTTTATATCCTTCAGATACTATTATATTCGTAAACGGTGGTGATAGAACATCAGATAACATCCCTGAGATGGCAGTAGAAGGAGTATCTTTTGAATTTGGAATTGGTGGAGAAGATAAAAAGAATTCATCAAGTTGGATATTAAAAGAATGGTCTCAACCTACGACTCAACGTAAATGGGGAACATATAAGATCTTGGATACCAATGGACAATGGAGAGTTAAAGAATTAAGTTTTGATGTTGGTCAAGCATTAAGTGACCAAAGACATTTTCATAGATCTGAACATTGGCATATTGTAAGTGGTTCTGTTTTAATGGAACTTGATAGAGATGATGGAATGCCAGGATCAAAGCATACTAAAATTTATCATGCAGGTATGAGTGTCGACATTCCAAAAGAAACATGGCATAGAGCAACTAATGTTGGTAAAGAATCAGCAAAAGTAATCGAAGTATGGCTTGGAGATAAACTCGAAGAATCTGATATTGAAAGAAGAGACTAAGTATAAATAACTATATTACTTAAACGCTAATAGTCTGGAGGACGAAGATGGCAATTAAGATCGGCGGGGCATCCGTCATTAACGATTATCGTGCACTATCTGGAATTAGTGATATGGACGGTACGTATACAAACTTCCACCCATACGTTCAGACGATTAGTGGTACCGCGATAGACTTGTCATACACAATGTTAACCAAGACTCTTACGGCCGCAACAACATTTACTTATGTTAACGCACAGATTGGCAGAACATCAGTAATACTATTAGATATATCTACCTCAAATCATGTACCTACGTTTCCTGGTGATTGGTCGTTTCAGGCTACTCCTAGTTGGGCTTCTAATAGATATTGGGTAATTACTACCGTAGCCTTTGGGCCTAATGATGTTTACGCATCTGCCGCTGGATATAACACTACACCTGCCGCACCAGCCCTACCTGCTTCTTTTACAATACCAGACTGGGATCATATTCAGACGCGTACCGTAGGCGGTGGCCTTGGTGCCGAGGCGTTTGCGAAAGTTTCTTTTAATTACGATGCTTCTCAAAATAGAATAGATTGTTCCCACGTCGGTGGAACGAATGCAGCGGTGGCAACAGTTTATCATACTTATATTAGCACATCAGGTTGCACTAATATTACTTCAGTACAAGCTCAGTATAATGTTAGCTCACAATCAGGTCCTGGGAGTCCTTCAGGATATGCATTTGGTCCAACTCCAGCAGACGATGGATACGCTTCAGGAACTTATTATTCTGTTCCTAATTCACCCGGCGCTCTACAATTTGGATGGATGGCTAAAGCGACTTCTGGCCAAACCGCGCAAACAACTTTTAGTTTAAATACGGCCGATCCTGACTTTAGAGTTAAAGTTGTATGTGATGAAGGAACTTTATATTCAACATGTGAATTTACACAAGGCAGTGGATCGTGCTTCGCGCAATCATATGCTGGCCAAATACCATAGGGATAACATAAATGGCAATTAAAATAGCAGGAACTACCGTCATAAACGATTCTATTGCTGTCGAAAACATGAACGGCATCGAAGGTAAATATAGTCAGTTCCATGGTACCTATCATACAGTAGGTACAGTCTTAGACATGACCAAGCCGATCATGAGAAAGACCTTGACCGCACCTACTACATTTACTGCGTCTAATATCGCCACAGGAAAAACATCTATATTTATGTTAGACGTATCCACAAGTGGACATCTTCCAACTTGGCCTTCCTCAATACAATGGCCAGGAGATGGTACTGAACCAGATTGGGATGCAAGTGGAGTACAACACTGGGTAGTTGGTTTAACTTGTTGGGATAGCACTACGATTAGAGCAACAGCGACAGGCTGGGGCGCGGGATCAGGTACACCGGCATCCGATATGCAAAAGACTATGACTGTTGGGTCTCAATCCTTTACAGCAACGGCGCTTTACGGTTTTAACGCTGTTCAAACAGGTGCTCCGTACGGTGGTAGTAATTATGGTTCATTTGTTAATCGTGATGTTCCTACTGGTGTATATTCAGATGTGACATACGGTGGTAGCCTTATAAAGAGTATGACTTTTAGAGATGGATATATGTATCAAAGTAGTCAGCAAGATGATGAGTTTTGGTTACAATTAACCAACAGTACCCAATATCTTCCTAATCAGGCTCCAACGACTTCTGGTGATGGAACAGGATGGATTTACTTATCCTTGGATCTTGATAGCGAAAGTACTAACGGTGTGCAGACTCAGTCAAGGTCAGCCTCAACATATTCAACTTTTATGTCTGGCGGTGTTTTTGTAACACAGTGGAAATTAGCTTATAGCGGCTCAGGTGGAAGTGGGAATGATTCACCAAGAAATCCTTACCATGGCCAGACAGGCGGCGGAACTGTAGAAATAAAGTTTACTTAGAGAGAAATAAAAAAATGGACTACGAATACGAATTTAATACAAGAATTGAAAATATAGAAGGTGAAGATCATGTATGGACTACATGCAGAGTATTAGAACACCCAGCACAAATTTATGTTGAGGCACCATCTATATACGACGGCGAAGGTAATATAGATACTGCTGCATCTCAAGCATCTGCTCAAGGTAGTGCAGATGAGATAATCGAAGATCTTGCCGAAGAGTAATAAAGGAAACTAAAAATGGCAATTAAAATATCAAACACTATTGTTATAGATGATAGTAGAAATTTTATTAATATTCAGTCTTGTTCTGGTGTGTATGGAGACTTACACGCTTCTCCATCTTCTGTTACTTCAAACATTACTTTGTCTAATTCTATTCAGACTTGTATTATGACCCAAGCGCAAACGTTTACTATAAGCGGCGGCGATGAAGGTAGAACAACTGCTTTATTATTAGATACAACATCTTCTGGTCATGCTCCAACGTTCCCTTCTACTATAAAGTGGATAGGTGGAGAACCAACCTGGAGTGGCTCGAGATATTGGCAAATAACACTTCTTTCAAGAGGAACTTACCAGACAGGGTCTGCTGTAGGATACGCAGGATCTTCGCCAACAGAATCCGTTACTTTAGGTGGAACCACAGCGCTGCCATTAAAGAATATGGATGCAACTGGCATAGTACCGTTTGAAGCAGGTTGGAGATTTAAAGCAGACGGTAATGTATATAAATGGCAACATCCAAATAATGCCGGCGGAGATGGCGAAACTTTATATTCTACCACAACTTGGAATAACATTACTCCATCGCAAACATATTATATAAAAGTGTCTAACTACTCAGGCTCAGTTAACTTAGACGTGGGTGAAAGTGATACACTCAACACATGGATAGCTTTAACTGGAACAAGAGAATTTAATGTAAAAGACACTAGAACTTCCAATACCTATGCTGATGAAAATTGTGTTATGAAAGTAGAAATATCAGCGAATAGTAGTGGATCACCAGTATTAGCAACAGGCTATTATGAAGTTCGATACGCCGGAACAGCATAGGAAAATAAAATGGCACTATCACATGTAATGAATGTTATTAGTAATGCAGGAATAGTATCAGCAGGCACAGGCAGTGGAGGCGGTGGCGGCAGCGGTGCAATAATGAGCGCCTCTATGACTGCGGGCTATACCTCCGGGTACGCGTATCAGTCTAGCGGATATTACGACTTCACCAGTACCACTGGCAGCACCCTTGGCACAGTCTCTGGCAACAACTTACTAGGAACAGTATTGGGTCAAACCGGAGTGATCTGTACAGGTGTAAGTACTACAAATACTGTAATGTACATAAGATTTCAAAAAACTGGATTTACTGGCACCTTTGTTAACACAGGCTGGACAAGTGTTAACATTTATTTAGATCAGTCAAATAATACTGGTTCACCAGATCTAACATTAGCAAGAACAGCTCTTACCTTTAATGCTACCACCGGATCCGGCGCCACGGCAACTTATTCAAACGCCGGCAGCTATAGTATTTCTTCATATTTTGGTACAAATGGTAACGAGAAAGATTATTTTGTGGAGATATTATAATGTCATATACGTATACACACACGGAAAATTTAGAAAGTCCAAGTGGATTTATTACTAGAATTACCGATAGTAACGGATCATTAGTAGAAACTCCATCTGAGTTAAATAATGCTGGAACTGAAGTAGATGAAGCAAAGTCTGAAAAGAAAGCCTTAGGCAAATATCATCTTACAATAGGTTCAGTAAATTCTCAGTTGGAAAGAGTACAGAGTATTGATGTTTCTCAAGTTATGGATACTACTTACATGGGTGGAAACGCGGCAAGAGTAGATTACTCAGTAAGTACAACACAAGGTCAAGCAATAGTTGCTAAAATACAAGCTACTTGGCCAAATGAAGTTGCGTCTTTTGATAATGATAAGAATCTAGTTTCAGAATATACTGCGCAGAGACCTCCTTATAGTAATGATAGTATTTCATTTTATAATTTTGAAAAACCGTCAAACGCAATTAAAGCAAGATTCCATGCGCATTACGATGAATATCTACCTTGGTATGGTCTTAAATTTGATACTGTAACTGAAACAGTTTTGGCAAAGATTGTAATCTCAGATAAAGAAATGAAAAATACAGACATTACTTCATGGCGAGAAATACATGATTTATTGCCTGAGTGGTTAAGTTACACGTTCTTTGCTAAAATACATGATAAAGATGGAAACGTTAATGAAAATGTTGATGTTTATTTTCAGGCAGATGCAACAATAGTACAAGAATGGTGTACCGCAAACTCTCATACTTTCCCATATGATACCGATGATGATACTATAGAGCCAACGTTATTTGTTTGGGGCTGTGTATTTAATACTTCATCTAAGGAAATTACTCATGTTAAAGCATACGCAAGAACAACAGTATAAGACTGATTTATTTAAAGAAGTAGATAAGAAGTTTTGGCAGGTTATCGAAAAAGAAAAATTATTGTTTGAGATAAATAATAAAAAGAAAAGAAAAAATAAAAACAACAGAGTAAATTAAAATGGCACAACCAACAACAAGAGAAGAATTCAAAGGCTGGGTACTCCGCAAGCTGGGCGCTCCTGTCATTGATATTAATGTGTCAGACGAACAGATCGATGACCGTGTTGATGAAGCAGTTGACTTTTGGAGAGACTATCATTATAACGGAAGCCAACTTGTTTATATGAAACATCAGATTACTCAGCAGAATATCGATGATGGGTTTGTGCAACTACCAGCAGGAATTCTTGGTATCTCAGGTATATTTAATATGCAATCAAGTATCTCTACAGGCGGTGGTATATTTAATGTTCAGTATCAATTTGTTTTAAATAATCTTGAAGACATTACTGGTTATAATATTACAAACTATTTTATGTCAATGCAACATTTAGAATTCCTACAAGAAATGCTTGTCGGCAAACCAATGATTCGTTATAACAAACACGTTAATAAATTATGGATTGATAGCGGACAAGAAGCGATGACTGTTGGTGAATATATTATTGTTGAAGCATACGATGTAATTGATCCTGCTTCCTATTCAGATGTATGGTCTGATCGTTTCTTACAAAATTACACATCTGCATTGATTAAAGAACAATGGGGATCAAACCTAACAAAATTTACAGGTATGCAACTTGTAGGTGGAGTATCATTTAACGGAGAACAAATATTAGCGGATGCCAAAGAAGAAAGGCGGATTATGGAAGAAGAAGCAGTACAGAATCTACAACCTCTTTCTTATAACTATATTGGATAAGTAATGGCAACTAATACTTTCTTTAACAATTACTCTCAAGTTCAAGAGCAATCTCTGATTGATGATTTGGTAATCGAATCTATCAAGCAGTATGGTGTTGACGTTATATACATGAGTAGAGCAATTAAAGGTCGCGATAAGATCTTTAATGAAGATGACTTTCCTGAGTATAACGAAGTATTTGGATTTGAAGTATATGTTAAAAATATGGAAGGCTTTGAAGGCGAAGGTGATTTCCTATCTAAGTTCGGTTTAGAAATAAGAGATACATTAACACTCACCGTTGCGAACAGAACATTTGAAAGATATGTAACTCGTGAAGTTGTTGAACTTACAAGGCCTAGAGAAGGTGATTTAGTATACTTCCCATTAAACGAAAAGATCTTTGAAATTAAATATGTTGAACACGAAAGCATATTCTATCAGATGGGACAAACGCAAGTATTTGATATTCAGTGTGAATTGATTGAATACGCCAACCAAAGGTTTAATACCGGTCATCCTTCAATTGATGATTACTTTGCCGAATATAATACTGATATAATTGTAGATGCAAATAACGCAACATTATCCGCTCTTACTTTAACTGACGACAACGCAAGTAACCTTGACTTTGAACTTGAGGCAGATGGTATTCTTGATTTCTCAGAGACTGATCCATTCAGCGAAAATATAACAATAAGTGATACCTAATGGCGATAGCAAATTATTTTTACAATTCTACGATTCGCAAATATGTTGCTTTATTTGGTACATATTTTAATCAATTAGAAGTTCGTAGAACGAGCACTGATGGTACTTTAAATCAGAGACAGATAGTACCTATTTCTTATGGTCCATATCAAAAGATATTAGCAAGACTTGACCAAGATCCTAATATAGAAGGTGGTGCAAGTTTTGATGCCGACGGAAATCCATCAGCAGGACAACCTTATGCTATGACATTACCTCGCATGGCATTTGAGTTAACAAGTTTTACATACGACGCAGAACGTAAAGTTGCACCTACAAGAAAAATAAGAAAGACAGCAGTAGATGAAGCAAATGGTGGTAGGCGATTTGTATATTCAGGAACTCCATATAATATGGGATTCAGTTTATACATCATGGCAAAATATAACGAAGATGCTGTTAAATGTTTAGAACAAATATTACCATTCTTCAATCCAGAATTTACAAGCACTGTAAGATTAATTGATGGATTGGAACCAATGGACATACCGTTAATTCTAACTGACGTAACATCAGAAGATTTATATGAAGAAGCATTTACAACAAGAAGAAGTATTTTATATACATTAAACTTTAACATGAAAGGTTGGTTCTTTGGTCCTGAAAGAGATAAAGAAGTTATACGATTTATTGATACAAGAATAGCAACTGATACAGCAACCGATACCGAGTTTGAACAATTTAAAACGATTCAGCCTGGTATGACAGCAAATAACGAACCGACTACAGACATTACACAAACTGTTGATTATAGCTTAATTGAATTTGATGACGACTGGGATTACATAAAGAGGACATCTGATACAGAACCCAGTTAAGAAGGAATTATTATTATGAAAATTGGATTTACTTGTAGCAGCTTTGATCTGCTTCATGCTGGACACGTTCAAATGCTTAGAGAAGCAAAAGAACAATGTGATTATTTAATTGTAGGATTACAAACTGATCCTGCTCTCGACCGTCCTGAAAAGAACCCACCAATACAAACAATAGTTGAAAGATATAGTCAACTTAAAGCAGTAAGCTATGTTGACGAAATTATTCCTTATACAACCGAAAGAGATCTCGAAGATATATTAGAACTATATACAATTGATGTTCGTATCCTTGGTGAGGAATATCGTGATAAAGATTTTACAGGTAAAGATATTTGTCGTAAGAGAGATATAGATTTGCATTTTAATAGAAGAGATCATAGATTCAGCAGTTCATATTTAAGAAAAGTTTGTCGCGATAAATAATAATGTATATCATTAAACAGTAGGTTTTTATATTATGAAAAGAAAGAATGCGTTAAATCAAGAAATGAGTATGGGTGGTCTTGTATTAGAAATGGCAGGAACATTCTATAACGAATTTTTTGTAAGAAAGGATTATGATTGGTGGTACGTTGTACAGCCAGGAGATGTAGTTGTAGATCTTGGTGCTTGTGTTGGTATGATGGCAGCAGACTCACTAGATAAAGGAGCTGCTAAAGTTTATATGGTTGAAGCAAATAGAGAGTTGTTAAAAACAGCAATCGAAAATGTTTCCGAATATTGTATGAACGAGCCTGATCCAAAAGTTTATCCTATCAACGCAATTATAGGAACATCAGACGCAGAAGGTTGTTATGTTACAAAAAGAGCGCCTCTACCTGTTAATGAGTTAGATCGTATTTCCTTTAAAGAGTTAATTAGGCAATATGGAATTACCAAGATTGATTATTTGAAGTGCGATATTGAAGGAAATGAATACGACGTATTTAATAAGAATACTTTAGAATACTGCTTTAATAATGTAAAGCACATGGCAATTGAAATACATGTTAAGGCAACACTTGACGGGCCTAGTAGATTTATACAGTTTAGAGATGAGTTTTTAAAGCCATTTGCTGAATCTTCGAAACATAAAGTAAGAAGTATGGACCAAGATGATTTTGTTAATACACTTTGGGATAACGAAGTTGTAAGAAATCTTCCAATAAGTAGATCATACTTTATGTTATATATTACAAGAGATGACTAATGAAAGATGATAAGATAGCACAGAAGTTAAATATGAGACCATTAGAAGATGCGGCTGAGACTGAGCAAGAAGCATTGGATAGATTGAATCCAGAAAAGATGCCTGACTTGCCTAACAATTCTTTTTCAACTAATGAAGAAGCAGGCGAACTTGTAGAAAGTGTAGATTCTGTTAAGAATTTACCGCAGAAAAGTGTAGAGAATCTACCTGCCGTTCCTTCAAAGGAAGCTAACGAGAATCTAAAAGATATTGAATTGGCAAAAGCTAACATAGAAAATATTATTAATCTTGGAGATGACGCAGTACGAGAAATGACAGAGATCGCAAAACAATCCGAATCTCCTCGAGCGTTTGAAGTTGTATCTACCTTAATGAAAACATTACTTGATGCAAACAAAGATTACGTTGAAATGTCAACAAAGAAAAGATACGCAAAGGAAGAAGATCAGCAAGGTAAGACTGAAGTAACCAATAATAATTTAATAGTGTCTACATCAGATTTACTTAAAATGATTAAAGGTGACAATGAATAACTTCGATAAAGGTTATTTAGGAAACTCTCATCTCAAAAAGATTGGTGAGCAAATAGAGTTCACTCCTGAGATGCTTCAAGAATATATGAAGTGTGCTGAAGATCCAATTTACTTTTCAGAAAAATATATTAAAATTGTACATGTTGACCACGGATTAATTCCAATGGACATGTATGATTATCAAAAAGATATAGTAAGAAAGATAACCGATAGTAGACGTGTTTCTGTACTGACATCAAGACAGGCAGGTAAAACAACAACGGCAGTAGCGGTTATATTACACTACATCTTGTTTAATGAATTTAAGACTGTGGCCATATTGGCAAACAAAGGTGACGCAGCTCGAGAGGTTTTAAGCCGAGTTCAGTTAGCTTATGAAGCATTGCCAAAGTGGATGCAGCAAGGTATTGAGGAATGGAACAAAGGTAATATTACTTTAGAGAATGGTTGTAAGATCTATGCAGGTACTACAACATCCTCTGCTATTCGTGGTAAATCAATATCATTTCTATATCTTGATGAGGTTGCATTTATTGAAGGATTTAACGAATTCTTTGCTTCAGTATATCCAACGATATCATCAGGTAAAAGTACAAAATTACTAATGACTTCTACTCCTAACGGTTTAAACCACTTTTGGAAAACATGTAAAGGTGCTAAAGAAGGTACCAACGGTTATGAATATGTTGAAGTTATGTGGTACGATGTTCCTGGTAGGGATGAACAATGGAAAGAGGAAACTCTCGAAGCATTAGATTTTGACCAAGAAAAGTTTGAGCAAGAATACTGTTGTCAGTTCTTAGGAAGCTCAGGTACACTAATAAGTGGTGCCAAACTCAAAGAACTTGCACCTTCTACGCCAATTCATGAGGCGGAGAACATAACACAATATGAAGCACCACAAACGGACCGCTCATATGTTATGGTAGTTGATGTATCGAGAGGTAAAGGACTCGATTATTCAGCATTTAATATAGTTGATACGACGGAAATGCCATACAAACAAGTATGCGTCTTTAAGGATAATACAATAAGTCCAGTAGACTTTGCCTCCGTTATATATAGAATAGGGCTGATGTACAATGAGAGTGCAGTGTTAATTGAAATTAACGATATTGGTGAACAAGTTGCTGATATACTCTTTATGGATTACGGCTATGAAAATCTTCTCTTCACGGAAAACCATGGCCGAGCAGGCAAACAGGTTTCCAATTTTGGAGGAAAGAGATCAGATCATGGAATTAGAACAACCAAAAGCGTAAAATCAAAAGGTTGTTCTATATTGAAACTATTAATTGAACAAAATCAGTTAATACTACAGGATTATAATACAATACAGGAGTTATCCCGGTTTAGTAAAAGAGGCAATTCTTACGAAGCAGAATCAGGTCATCATGATGATTTGGTAATGACCTTAGTACTGTTTGCATGGTTATCTGACCAAAGGTTCTTTAGAGAACTTACAGATATCAACACTCTGGCACAACTAAAAGAAAAAACAGAAGAACAGCTTGATGAAGAATTATTGCCTTTTGGCTTTATTGATACAGGAGATCCTATTGCGGATGCGCAAGGATGGATTGAATATAAGCCTGAGTCAGGATGGTAGATATAGAAACTTTTATAAATAAAACTGTGATAACTATTAATTAGTAACAAAAGATTTAATTAGATAATATTAAAGGAGAATAATATGGCTTTTTCCGTAAGTCCTTCCGTAATTGTTCGAGAGGTGGACGCATCAGCATCGGTACCTGCCATCGCAACACCACCTGCAGCAATCGCTGGCGTGTTTAGATGGGGTCCTGTAGGTGAAGCAGTACTTGTTTCTTCAGAGAATGAATTAGTTTCTAGATTCGGTACGCCCGATGATGATAACTACGAAACATTCTTTGTAGCAGCAGATTATCTTTCATATGCAAATGCTTTATGGGTTGCACGTGCCGACAATGGCGCTTTAACAGCAACCGCTTCCGATACAACTAATGCAAACAATGCATTACATACGTTCGGATCATTTGACGCATTATACCCTGGTGAATTAGGTAATTCATTAGAAGTAGCATATAGTAGAAGTGATAATTTTGAAGGCGAAGTCGCCGCAAAAACTG